AGCATCTACTCAAAAGTTAGCAAGTGCTCCTACTGGAACATTTTCAAAAAATGAATCCATAACTGGGGGAACAAGTGGACTGAAAGCAAATTTTCATGATTATCATAGTGCAAATACAACGATACGATATTACAATCCAGAGAAAAAGAACAGTTCAAATGCAATTGCAATAGGTGATGGAAATACTTATTTTAAAGATGTGACAACTACATGGACTGCGGGCGAAACAATTACTGGTGGAACGAGTGGTGCAACTGCCGCCGTTCATGCTTCTACTACTCAGAGTTTGGGTGCTATAGATACACATTATATTTCACTTGATGAAAAGTATGCCGGAGTGTCTGGTATTCTTCCGTTCTCAGCAAATTATGTTGGAAGTGGAATGTTTTCAGTTAAGTATCAATTTGCTCTGAATGAATTGTATCGGCTTGGAACTGATATGAAAAATTGGGTATTTGCTCAACAACATCTTAGTATGATTGATGAATTGTTTAGTGGAAAACCACAATTTAGATTTAACAAACATTTAGATAGATTGCATTTGGATATTGATTGGGAACAAGATGTAGATATTGATGATCTTGTTATAATTAGAGCACACGAAGTTTTAGATGTAACATCTTTTACTGATGGTTATAATGATGAATTTCTTAAAAAATATCTAGTGTCTCTTTTCAAAAAGCAATGGGGTCAAAATTTAATGAAGTTTGAAGGAATCCAAATGCCTGGAGGAGTAACTTTAAACGGAAGACAACTCTACGATGATGCACGGGAGGAACTGACACAACTTACTGAGGAATTATATACAAGATATTCAGGTCCAGATCAATTTATCGTAGGATAATTTATGGCTACAAATCCACACTTCCAGCACTTTGATGCTACAAATGAACAGTATCTTGTTCAAGACTTAATTATCGAGTCTATCAAGATTTATGGTCATGATGTTTATTATATGCCAAGAACTTTAGTGAATGAAGATACTCTTTATTCCGAAGATACTATTTCTGCATTTAATGACGCTTATGTTGTTGAAATGTATATTAAGAATGTAGATGGCTTTGAAGGCGAGGGTGATTTTATGAGTAGGTTTGGTCTAGAGATTCGTGACCAAATTACATTTTCAGTTGCCCAAAGAACATTTAAAAATCTTCTGTTGGATTCGACTTATGATCGCCCAAAAGAAGGTGATATCATTTATTTCCCCCTCACAAAGAAAGTATTTGAGATTCGGTTTGTTGAACATGAATCTGTTTTTTATCAAACGGGTGCTCTTCAAACTTATGATCTTGTTTGCGAACTCTTTCAGTATGAGGATCAGGCTATTGATACAGGAATTGAAGATATTGACAAGATTGAACGAGAAGAGTCTTATTCAATTGATGTTGTTTTGGATTCTGGAACAGGAACGTATACCACTGGAGAAACAGTCTATCAAGGAACTAATTTGGCTAGTGCGAATACAACCGCAGAAGTTGTCAGTTGGACTTTATCTTCTAAGACTCTGAGAGTAATGAATCTTGTTGGAACATTTAATACAACTTATAATGTGGTTGGTGGTTCAAGTTCTGCTTCTTATTCATTTACTAGTACGGATTATCAACAAGACAAACAAGATACAACTTCTGATTCGTATAAACTTGAAATTGAAGCAGATGCAGTTCTCGATTTTACTGAATCTAATCCATTTTCGGAAGGTAATATCTAATGCTTGGAACATATTTTTATCATAAGACAATCCGAAAGATGGTAGTTCTTTTTGGAACTATTTTTAATGATATTTGGGTTAAGAGAACAAATAGCAATGATGTAGTAGTTGAACAGATGAAAGTTCCTGTGTCGTATGGGTCCAAAGGAAAGTTTCTTACTAGGCTGAAACAAGACCCAACTCTAACAAAGCAAACCGCTATTACTACACCAAGAATAGGGTTTGAAATTACAGCAGTAACTTATGACCCTGTAAGAAAACTCAATACTCTTGGTACAAATTTAAAAAAAGGAACTAATTCAGGAACATTAAAAAAACAGTATAATCCAGTTCCTTATAATTTTGATGTGGGGTGTTATATATTGGTGAGAAATCAAGATGATGGAACACAAATATTAGAACAAATCTTACCTCATTTTACTCCGGAGTTTACCGTTACTCTGAATACTATTGCGGACATGGGAATTAAAACGGATGTTCCTGTTATTTTGAATTCCGCATCAGTTGAAGATCAATATGATGGAGATTTTACAACTCGTAGAGCCATAGTATGGTCATTAGCTTTTATGATGAAAGGCTTTATATATCCAGACATTAAGGACAATAGTGCAGTTATTAAAAAGGTTGTTACAGATTTACATCTCGCAGGAGGCGACCAGCCAGTCGGAGAACCAATTAGGATACTTTTGGAAGATTCTACATTACAAAGTTCTTATTATGTTCTTCTTGACAATGATCCGAATGAAACATCTTCAGTTGTCAAGTTTATTACAGAAGATTCGCCGGATGGTGCATCGACTGGAGTGGTTAGTAGACTTACTTCATCAGCCGATGGACGGAATGTTGATGATCCTGGAGAAGATTTTGGGTTTACTACGGACATTGAGAACTTTGATTTCCCGCGGGAATGGAATTCGGGTACTAATGCTTGGGAGTCTTTGTAGTATTTTTTATACTTCAAGTTTTGCATATGAAGGTTCGTATTATTCTTATAAAACTATTAATATAGTGAATTTTGTCAATTCTTGCACGATGCAAATGGGCAAAAATAAAGAATTGGATACACATGAAATATTTGAAATTTGTTCTTGTGTGTGTGATAAAATTAGAATAAATTGGACGGAACAGCAATATTTGGAAATGTTTGTTGGATCGTGGCAGGAAAGAAATAAAGAGGCTCATTTGGCATTAACTTGGTATGCAAGAGATTGTACTGAACCATACATAAAGAAAAATGATGAAGACAGTAGATGAAAAATTGAATGATGCTTTGGAACTTTCTGGTGAGATTATGATAGCAGGAAATAATCTTCCAGAAAGAGTTCAGGTTGAAAATCAAACGGATGAAGAAAACTTAAATACAGACCTTAGATATACAAGAGAAAATCTTTATAATCTTATTGAAAGAGGTACGGATGCAATAGAGGAATTAATTCAAGTTGCTAAAGAATCAGAGCATCCAAGAGCATATGAAGTTGTTGGACAGTTGTTGAAGACGGTAGGAGAGACTAATGGAAAACTTCTTGAAATACATAAAATGAAAAAAGATATAACAAGAGAAGAACAAGAAGTTTCCATTAGATCACAAAATGTTACAAATGCTCTTTTTGTAGGAAGTACGGCAGAATTACAAAAACTACTTAATAATAGGAACACATGACAGAGAAAATTTTGAAACAAACTAAAAGTGAAGAAGAGTTGAGAAAACGAATGCAACTTGGTTTGAGTGAAAGCGCTGCAACTCCTCAAAAATTGGGATATGGTGAACAGGAATTAAGACAACGAATGCAATCTGAATTAATCGAAAACTCTGAAGAGCCATTAAAAATAGAATCCCTTACAATAGGAACAAGTAGTGAACGGGCTTTGAGGAAGCGAATGCAAGGAGAATTGGAAGCCCCACCAAATTTAATTGAAACTGCTATTAAACCCCAAAAAATAGAAGATTTTACTGGTGGACCCCAAAGTGAACAAGATCTAAGAAGGAGAATGCAGCTTGAACTTCGTGAGCCTCCCAATTTAATCGAAAATGCTGCTACTTTTATTTCACGGCAGGACTCCCTAAAAGAAGTAGACACTAAAGAAAAAACGGATATTGAACGCCGGGTTGAAAAAATTGATAACGAATTAAATCGGTTTAGAATGATGGGTTGGGGTGAATATATTGGAAGTGGCGGAGGACTTGACCCAAATAAAATTTCTGAGCATCTTATTCCCACTACTGCAAATACTTATGATTTGGGTTCCACTGATAGGCCGTGGAGAGATGTTCATCTTAGTGGTGCTACTCTTGTTATTGGTGGAACCGAATTAGCAGCCGGAGAACTTATTGTTCTTGACAATATAACTGCAGGAACTGTTTCAGCAAGTAAAGCAGTTATTGTTGATTCTAGTAAAGATATTACAGGATTCAGAAATGTAAATGCAGTATCTTATTCTATTAATGGAACCGCAATTGCATCAACTGCTGCTGAACTCAATATTCTAGATGGAGTAACTTCTACTACGGCTGAACTCAATATTCTAGATGGAGTAACTTCTACTACGGCAGAACTTAACATTCTAGATGGAGTAACATCAACTGCTTCTGAATTGAATATTTTAGATGGGGTAACATCAACTGCTGCTGAACTCAATATTTTAGATGGGGTAACATCAACTACTGCCGAATTGAATATTATGGATGGTGTGACATCAACTGCTGCTGAACTTAATATTGTGGATGGAGTAACATCAACTACTGCCGAATTGAATCTACTTGATGTTTCTACCGCAAGTGGTGCAAGTACGTCTACCTTTCTAAGAGGTGATGGTTCATGGCAGGCAATTACAGGACAAGGACACACTATTCAAAATGCAGGATCAAATCTTGCCTCAAGAACTGGATTGAATTTTGATGGGACTTATCTTATAGGAACTGATGATTCTGGAAATAATCAAACAGATGTTACCCTTCATTCAACTTTACGGGGGCTTGCATCTGTTACTGCAACTGCATCAGAACTTAATATTATGGATGGTGTAACTTCTACTACAGCTGAACTCAACATTCTTGATGGGGTAACATCAACTGCTTCAGAACTCAATATTAATGATGGAGCAACTACTACTACAGATGAAATCAATTTACTCGATATTTCTACTGCAGTTAATGCTAGTTCGTCTACTTTTCTTAGGGGTGATGGGTCATGGCAAACGGTGACTGGTGGAGGAGCATCCCTTGCATTTAAAATATTTTCGGTTTCTGGACAGAGTGATGTTATTGCAGATGATACCGCGGATACACTTACTTTGATTGCTTCTGGTGATACAACTATAACAACAAATGCTGGAAATGATAGTATAACAATAGACACAACAATTACTACAGTAGATGGGGGAAACTTTTGAAACCTATAAATATCAGTATAAATATATTTTTTGAGTCGTGGGAGAAATAAAAAATGGCAGTAATTAAGATAAAACGATCAACGGGTGGTAATGTTCCTGGAAGTCTTTCTGCAGGCGAACTTGCAGTAACTTATGGAGCGTCTGGTACTGGACCTAAACGACTTTTTGTAGGAAATGCGGCCGGAAACGGTCTTATTGTAGTGGGCGGTGAACTTTTTACAGATATGCTTGACCACACTGCAGGAACACTAACAGCAAGTTCTGCTCTTCTCGCAGATGCTACTAGTGCATTAAGTTCGGTTATAGTTGGTAATAATGCAACTGCTGCTGGTACTGTTGTTTTTAATGAAGGTACTAACAACGGAACCTCAAAAATTACCCTTGCTGGTGTTGCAGATGTAGGGGCTTCTAGTAAGACACTAACTTTACCTAATGTAACTGATACTTTAGTTGGTAAAACAACCACTGATACTCTTACTAATAAAACACTTACAAGTCCTACAATAAACACACCAACTATTACAGGTGATACAACTTTTAGTGATGGTGCATACGATTTTGATATTGCTTCACATGATACAAGCAACTGTTGTTGTTTGTGTTGTTGTTCTTGTTTGGTCTTCGGATTGTTGTTGATTCTTGTTGTTGGTGTTGCTTGCTGCTGTTGTCCTTGTCGTTGTATGTGTGTTGTTGTTTGTT